CGACAGCAGCCGGCAGATGGCCATCACGAGCAATAATAGCTGCAGTTTTATCTAAAATAATACCAGAAGTATATATGGCAGTCGTCTGTGGTTTGTTTTGTAGGTAGAATACTTGTTCTTTAATTACGTTAAGATATAAGATTCCTAGCAAGAGCGCAGCTGCTAAACCAAAGTAAGTAATATATTTAGTAACTTTAAATATCTGACTTTCTAAAATCTTAGTAATAGAAGAAAAAATCTTCCATACTACCGTACTAGGTAATTTGTTTGTTTTCATTTTTAATGGGCGAGGAACTAGCCTCACGGTTTGTTAAACTATTTTGATCGAATTTTGATCCACTAAACCTACTGGGTCAATAATAAAAGTAATATGATATCCATCTAAAAATATAGTACATCTACCGTTATCGCAAACAGTGTACTTCGTACCAGAATCTTGTATGTAAATTACCTTCTTTAACAAATAGAATGGTAATTCATCAACAACTTCCTTTGATTTTAACACAACTTTCATTTTGTGTACATTTTTAGCTATGGTGTTTTAACCGATGAATTATTCTTCCCTAGCATATGCATTCTGTTTATTCTGCAACCAACATAAGCATTATAATAAAGATTTGGGTATAGTAAAACATCATTATCCATTTGTACTTTAAGTTCATAGTATGAGCATTCAGAAAGAGAAGAACAAAATCTTAAAATTTCTCTGTAAAAATTTTCTTTGCCAAGTTTTTCTACATCAGCCTTAAGTTCTTCAGACGAACCGTAGTAATCTCTCCAATCCGAATCTACCTGTGTTCTAATTTTCTTTTTTTTCTTAAGACCAGTTGACTTAATCTTTACTGTTTTGATTGATACTTTCTTGAACGTCGATTTCTTTTTGCCGAAGTATTTGCGACCATCTAGTAAATTTGTAATACAATAAGTAAAACCGACAAACGAAGGATCAATTTCGTCTATCGGTTCATTGTTATGAAACCAAGTCATACGTCTACCATAAGAGTTTATCCTGATTTATTTAATAATTGTTTTAATTCAGTATAACTTCCGACAAAATTCGAATTTTTAAAGATTACTGGTGCTGCTTTTATATTTGGGTCCAGCAATTTTAATTCAGATACTGTAATATATTTAGATGTATCGTCTTTTTTCTGGCCCACATCAATTATAATTTCTTCATATTTTATATTATTATCCTTTAACAACTTTTTGGAATAATTACAATTTGGACAATTAGGTTTTGAATATACTGTAAACATAAATTAAAAATCTACTTCGAAGCTTGTTTTGATATCATCTCTGTGTACTACGTTGACTTTATATGCGTTATTGTCTTGTTCTTGGGGCGCAGCCTGAGAATTACCAATATTGATCCAATCTTCAACGTGTGGCATTGGATTCTTTGCTGGAAATTTAAAATTCGTTTCAACATCCAAAAACTTATATACCTCACGGGCGTTGAAAAGTACCCAATTTTTAATTGTCTGTGAATTTGTACCTACCAATTCTCTACCTTCGGAAAAAAGATAATCAGACCAAGCCATTTCTGAATTAATTACCTCATCACATAATGCTTTAATTTTATCCTTCTGCCGTTTATACGAGTCTAGTCCGCGTGCCGTGGCCAACTCAATTTTAATAACTTCCTTGTCTAATTCAGCGTGTACTTCCAATTCATCTTGAGCAATTTTTTGTACCGCTTTACCAATAGGCTGAAATAAATTAGTTGAGCATATAGTAAATGTAATGGCAAAAGAAGCCATAAATTGAATACGTTCTAGAAGATATAAAGCAACAACCCCAAGAAGTAATTTATCATATGCTTCATCTGCAGTGATTTGATTTAAAGCATATTTATGTGAAGCAACTGACAGTTCAGAAAACACCTCATTGACCGAATGCATTCGAACAATTGATTCTTTTACAGAAAGAATATCAGATAGTACTTTTTCTGGGTTGTCAAATGACATTCTAACAATTTCTGAATATGTTGCGGAATGTATAATTTCATTGTCGCTGATTCTTTGCCAGGCCGCCCACAATGAACTATCAGTAATAAATGGTGCCAGGACTGGCGCGATTGATCTTGAAGCAACCGAATCTGCTTCCCATTGCCATGCCAGGGTTCTGATCATCATATCATAAACAGATTTTGGACAATTTTTAAAATCGGTATTACATTGAGTGTAATCAAATTCGTCTTCGGACCAATCCAAAGATTTCATAGTTTTATAAAGTGACCATATTTTTGGATATGTTTTATTAACTGTATCAAACAAACCAGGTAAATCTCCGAAAAATAATGGATGTTGTTTTTCCATATATTGAGAAGATTTTTTATTTTCATTAAAAACTAAATTCATTTAAGCTCCTTAAAGTGCGCAAGATTCACAGTATTCTTGTTCAGTAGTATCCGAACTAACTGCCACATCATCTGTTATTAACGAAATTCCCTGAGAAGTGGAAGAATTAATATAATATCTAGTTTTCATACCATATTTGACTATATCCAGATAATCTCTAATCATATCAGAAGAAGAAACTTTCTGATCTCCATGAATTTTTACAAATAAATCTGAGGAAATTGCCTGATCTGTCCATTTCTGCATAATTGCATAGACTTTAATCATATCTGTTGTTGATACGTCCCACGCAGATTGATATTTTGTTTTCAATTTAGTACCATCTGGCGCAGCCCAATGATTTACTCCTGTATCATTAGTTTTCATAATATACAATTCTCTGATAGGATAAGGTCCATTGGAAGTACCAGAAGAAATTGCTGAGCTCTCAGAAGGCATGTGGGCAACCAGTACAGAATTTCTAATGCCGCCATTTTCTATAATCTCTTTTCTTACTGCATCCCAATCTCGTTTATTTTCTACTGTAATCAATTCATCTACTTTTTTCTCATATGTGTCTAAAGGCAACCAGCCATTAGGCCATTCGGTTTTGTCCATCCAAGGTGCGTTTCCTAATTCTTTACCCAATTTTAACGAAGCGTTAATCAAATGAAACATGTGTGTTTCGGAAAGGGTATGAATAAAATCTCTGCCTTCTTGTGTATTATATTTTTGATTTTCCTTGGCCATTAGATGTGCTAAACCAATAATACCCACACCTGCGGACATTCTGGATTTAGCCGTATATTCTAAATTGGGAAATGTATAATCGGATTTATGAATGCACACATCAATCATTTTTAATGCATAATAAGCCACTTCAGAATACTGTTTATCAGATTCTATATTACTTACCACAATACCTGCAAGTGAACACAAACCGATCTCGGGAGAATAATCCAATTCTTTTTTATATAGATCTGCAACAGATTTATATGGGCTAACCGGTAAAGCTATCTCGGAACACAAATTACTGAGATAGATTTTATCTTTAAAAGGTGTATGTTTGTTCATTGCGTCCGTTAAGTGCAAATAATGAACACCAGTTTCATATGACTGAGTTAATGCACCAAGAGAAATTTCGCGAGCATTTAATTTATTTTTTGCTGTTTTTTCGTACTCGGCATACATTTTCTCAAATTTAGTTTGATCTTTTTCGTATTGAGCTTCAAACATTTCTTCATTACCATAATAACTAAAAGGTGCATAATCTTCATTCTTTGCAACTTTTCTGGCAAATAATTTGTTAGAACCAAACGAATAATGACAACCTGACACTTTTTTGTTTGCAGGAGTCATTGGATGCCGCAATTTCTGTAAAACTTCCACTTCGGGGTCATATGCAGAATAATAAACAGTTGAAGCTCCACCACGGCCATTCTGTAAATTGGCTCCAATAGCTCCAACCATGGAACGGTAATACGGAAGTTTACCTTGGTGTTGTATAACACCCCCTCTGACCGGGTCACCAAGTGATCGCGTTTTAATATGGGTACCGATACCTGCTGATGCAACAGTCATCATATATGCAATATGATCACCCGCGGCTAAAGAAGAAGCTGTATCAGCGGTAGTATAAAGACAACAGCTGGCGTAACCATTTAGTTTTGTACCAAGATTTACGAAATTTGGTGTCGGTGCGTTTATACGGTTTTGACTCAGATGTTCATACCATTTTGCAACATGCAACATTTTATCAGACTTTTCATTTTCTCCTAAAGCCATTGCCATTCGCATATATACAAATTGCGCAGTTTCATATTCTTGCTTGGTGACCTTATTTCTAATTGCGTATTTATATCTAATTTGATTAAGCTGATAGTGTGGATACTTTAAATTTAATTTATGATCAATAATGAGTTGTGCAAGTTTGTATTCTTCATCTGTGTAATTAAGCTTTACCATCAGTCCAACTTCATAAAGCTTATTATGTAATTCTTGCACTGTTGGAATTCCATCGGGATAAATAATACGATCTATCATAGGTGCATATAATCTGCCAGCAGCTTTATTATATTCCCATGTTTTATATGATAAACAGGCATCAATCAAAGCTTGTTGTAATTGTAAGCTTGTGCAAATTTTAGGGCATTTATTTACCGCATCAATCACAACAGAACCCCAATTAAAATGAGCTTTGGGAATAGTAGCAAAAGCCCATTCTGCCCATCTATTTACTTTCTTTGGCTGAAATTGTTCTTTTGTTCCATTGCTTTTGATAATAGTTTCAATCATTTTGTTATATTTTCTTCCATGTATTAAATTGAATTTTAGCCATTAAACCCTTATATGTATTACTCTTGATCAGAGCTACTGGGTCTATATTATGTTTAATCATCTCATTGATGTCTTTATATCGTTCAACGACTTTTGGCCAGATTACTGTCTTTAATCCCGACTCGATAGCCTTTTCATATTCCTTCACAACCGCCTTATTACGGGGTTCATTATCTAATACTACAGTAAGTAAATCTGCAGGAAGTTTTGTTCCCTTAATAAACCAATTAGCAGTAGTTGATAAAGATGCATTAACCGAAGCCATAGAATTTGGGATAAACAAACTATCTATGGGTCCTTCTACTAATGTTATGGGTTTATTTAAATTCAGTCTTTCGACACCAAATAACAAAGGCGTCTTTTCGTTGATCTTAACTGTGATGTATTTTTGGTTTGAGTGGCCTGAGAGGTCTCTTCCTTGGTATGCAAAGATCTTTCCTGTTTTGTCAAAAAAGGGAATAATAATGCGGGCTTCGTCTCTTTTGTTGTGTTTGAAAGTATCATTGAACTGGGAAGAATATTCATAAAATTTGTCCGTATAATAAAATGGGTAGTTAGGAAGTTTTCTATCTTTTATGTATTGACGGGCATAATGATCCGATGGTAAGTCAGAAACCAATTGCAAATCTAAAACATTCGGTTCAATCGTGTCTTTTTCATACACTACTTTTTCTGGCACAAACGCAATTTCTTTTTTTGCTGCCGGTGCATTATTTCTAAACTTTTCAAACAAAAATTCATCAAATATTTGTTTGTAATGTACTTTTAGAAAACTTAACAGTGTAGTAGATAAACCACAGTTGAAGCAATTCACATTTAATTCACT